ACCGAATATGAGGTTATGACGGATATGATGGGTCTTGTCGTGGATATTTTTAAAGGTCAATTTGACGTCGACGATATTTTGGACGGTGTTGCTTCTGAGGATTTAGGTGACTGGCTCAGAGATATTATTGACCAAGCGATGACAAAGAGTAAAAAAAAGGCTCAATTGAAGAAGAAGGCAGTGGAGTCTCAAAAATAACAGGGAAACCAATGACCTACAGGGATTATCTTAACAGAATGAAGCAGATGTATCTTGATTTGATGGAAAATGGTTACAAGCTTCATGAAATAGATGAAATGGATATACAACGCTTCTTTGATCTTGCAGCTTACAAGCATGAGGAAGAGAACAAATTGGTCCCGGCTTATCAAATATTTGGTGCTACTTTGTAAAAGGGTGTCTGTAAAGGCGCTCTTTTTGTGTTTCTAAAAAACCATAGAAGGGAGGTAACTATTTGGCGACAGAAGGCAGACCAATAGGGAATTTAGTCATTAATACCACGCTAAACGATGCCGGCGTAAACAGAGGGATAACCGGTCTTAGAAATAACCTCAAAACAGCGCGGACAGCTACAAAAGCAACTGTTCAAGAGTTTAAAGCAATGGGCGATGAACTCACAGCCAGCAAAAAGCAGGTTGAAGGTTTATCAAATGAGCTTTCCATTCAAGAGAGGATTGTGGAAGAATACCGGAAGTCTTACGAGAAACAGGTTGAGCTATACGGCGAAGGCTCACAGCAGGCCCAGAAATACGCCCAGCGGCTCAATACTCAGATTCAATCATATCATTCTCTGGAAGGGTCTCTGCGGCGCGCGCAGATGCAATACCAACGGCTGGAACAAGCCCAAAGCCAAGCAAGCGAGAGCGCTGATGAGTTGACGGACAGCCAAAGAGAGATTGGCAATGCAAGTGGAGACGCTGGCGGGAAAGTATCCAAATTCAGTTCTTTTATCAAAGTGGGGCTAGTGGGCGCGTTGACTGCCGGGATTGCGGGAGTAACCGGGTTAACTGCCGCAGTCGGAGCAATGGGCGCTAAAATGGCGCTTGATACTCAAAAATCACAGGGTGAATTCAGGGCTCAATTGGGCCTTACCAAAGATGAAGCGAAAGATTTGACGAAAGTAGCGACAAGCGTTTGGAAAGACGGTTTTGGCGAAAATATGGATGTAGTCAAAGACGCCCTGAAACAGGTCCGTCAGAATATCAGGGGCTCAGCGACAAGGATTTAAAGGATGTAACCAAAGGGGCTATTACTCTTTCAGAAACCTTTGACGCAGATGTAAATGAAGTCACCCGAGCTGGCAACAATATTATGAAAGGTTTCGGTGTTGAGAGCCAAAAGGCTTTTGATTTGATGACGTACGGTGCCCAAAAGGGGCTAAACTTTTCAAACGAAATGTTTGATAACTTGAGCGAGTACGCGCCTTTATTCGGCAAAATGGGTTTTTCTGCGGAAGAATATTTTCCAGCTCTTAACGAAGGGCAGCCAGGCAGGGGTTTATAATCTCGACTACATTAATGACGTCATGAAAGAATTTCAGATCAGAGTGAAAGACGGCTCCGATTCGACGTCCGGAGCGATGGCGCAGCTTTCCGGAAGCACTCAGAAAGTATGGAGCCAATTTCTAAAAAAAGGGACGGTTAAAGACGTTTCTAACGCAGTTCTGGGAGCTGGGGATGAAAAGACCAGTCAAGGCGAATAATATCGGGTAGCTTTGTACGGCACCAAATGGGAAGACCTTGAGGCTGACGCGATGTATGCCCTTGGCGGCATTAATGGAAAGATTGGCGATGTGAACGGGAAAACGAAAGAGGCCGGAAAAGCTCTACAGGATAACTTCGGGGCACGGCTGAAAAAATAGGTCGTTCCGCCTTGTCGGCTCTCCTTCCGATCGGCAACGGCCTTTTAGACGTATTGGAGCCGGTCATGGCTGGCTTAGAGTCTGGCATGAAAAGCCTTGAACCGACTTTCAACAATATCGCGAATGCTGGAAAGAATCTAAAGACTATTTTCTCGGGCGTTATGGACGTTTTCAATGGTGATACGTCTAAAGGTGCCGATAAACTGATGGACTTTTTCCCGGTGTTAACGGTCCAAACCATTATCGACGGGATAAACAATATCAAGACTGCTTTTTCCGGCTTTAAGCAGCAGGCACAGCCCATCATATCTAACATGAAAGCAAGCTTTGACGCCATGAAGCCGACCTTTTCGACTCTCGGCACTATTGCATCCCAAGTTTTTGGAACTCTTGGTCCTCTGGTCAAACAGGCACTGGGCGGCGTGATGTCTTTCATTGGTCAACTCACGGGGCAGTGGAAGTCTTTCTGGCAGCAAAACGGTTCCGTTATTACCCAAGCCCTTCAGAATGTGTGGTCGATTGTCCAATTTGTCATGCCGGCCATACTTGCTATCATAAGTTCAGTTTGGGGAATATAAAGGGCGTCATTACTGGAGCGATTTCAATTATCCAGGGCGTTATCCTCGTTTTTCTGGTTATTGACCGGGGATTTTTCGAAAATGTGGGAAGGAATTAAGAAAATATTTTCCGGCGCTATTAAAATAGTCTGGAATGCTATCCAACTTTCATTTTCGGCAAGATTCTTGGCGGTGCCAAGGCTCTCGGCGCTGGCTTAAAGGGTATATTTCCAAAATGTGGGCTGGATCAAAAGTTTGTTTAAAGATGGCGCCACAAATGCCGGGAAAATGTTTAGCTTCTTGAAAGACAAAGCCATGAAATTGTCACTGACATGAAAAGTAGCATTTCCAAGAAATTCTGGAAATTATTGAGGGGGCTAAGGCACTCCCTAAGAAAATGGGCCAGGGCATTAAGGATATGGCTGGAAAAGCTTAGATGGAATCAAGTATTTAGCCAATAAAATGACCAAGAAACTCGGTGGCGTCGTAAACGGCGTGATTGGCGGGGTAAACTGGGTTCTAGGGAAAATTGGTGTGGACGAAAAGAGTCAGATTCCTAAGTGGGATGTGCCACAATATGCAAAAGGAACAAGCGGACACCCAGGCGGCCCAGCTATCTTGGGGGACGGGTATAAACACGAACCGTTTATGACGCCTGACGGAAAATTGGGATAAGCCCGAATGTCCCAACTCTTATGAATCTGCCACGCGGTACCCAGGTTATGGCGGCGACGATGCAGAAAAAATGTTCGGTGGCAGTATCCATTTTATAAAGACGGAACCGGTGGGAACTGGTTCACAAAGATGTGGGGAAAGCGAAAGATATTGCTTTGGATGTGTATGATTATGTGTCCAACCCAAGTAAACTACTGAATAAGGTTCTGGAAAAGATCGGGGTGAGTGCTCCGAAATGTCCGGCGGTTTGGGCAAATTGCAGTCAATGGCTTTAAGTTTATCAAGGATAAAGCCATCAAGTTCATTAAAGATAAGATAGCTGACTATGGTTCTTTCGAGGGTGCAGGCGGCACTGCAGCGGTTAAAAGTGGGTCGCTCAAGCCTTAAATATAAAAGGACTAGGGTCAGAATATGCCTCAGCGCTTGAGACAATAGCAATGAAGGAATCAGGTGGCAATCCGAATGTTGTAAATAGATGGGATTCAAACTGGAAAGCAGGGCACCCTTCCCAGGGGCTTATGCAGTTCATTCCAAGCACCTTCAACGCCAATAAGGAACCTGGTTACGGGAATATCAAAACCCGTACACCAAATTTTAGCGTCAATCAACTATCTCAATAGTCGATATGGGGGCATTCTGAATCATCCAGGCTTGAAGTCCATGGCACGCGGTGGCCGTTACATCGTTACGATACAGGCGGATTGATTACGCGAGATCACATGGCCGAGGTCCATAAAGGGGAAATGCTGCTGCCGTTACGTCAATTTAGGCGCAGCCAAGCTCATAAAGTTCTCAGCCAGGCAGGTAAAATGGTTGGGTATGAGCCGGAAAGCCGGTCGAACTCAAGCGATGCAAACGCATGAAAACCATGGTGACTTACTGCAGCAACAAAACAGCAATCAGCAAGCCGAAATTAATCTGTTAAGCCAAACGGTAAGACTATTAACGCAGCTTGTTGCGAAAGACCCGAATGTAATACTAAGCGTCCAAGAATTAAATAAAATTCAAGACGAAGCATACAACAAGGAAAGAAACCAAAAGGGATTGCTGAACAATGTAAGCTTCTCTTAGGAGAGTGGTAGGTTGATAAACTATGATTTAATAATTGATGGCAAGTATTTAAGCGAGACGCTTCCAGGTGTCTCGCTTTCTTCATTTAGGCCGGAGGCGCCAGTGTTCGAAAGGCAGACGGCAGGAACAAACGCTCTCATTAATGGGACGATGATGCTTAAGCGGGGGAACACCGGGCGTTACACAGAAAGAAAAATCAATATAAAAGTGCTTGTGGAGGCAAACAGTTCTTATCAGTTCCAGATCAAAAGGGATGCCGTCTACAACCTTTTTGTAAAAGAGGACCCTTACTATGTAATCAATACACAGCAGCCTTATAAACGATGGCTTGTTACATGTGATGACGCATTTTCAATTTATCAAGAAAACGGTAAGAAGTATCAGGAAGTGGATATTACTCTAACGGCCATTCAGGGGCTTGCTGAGTCTTTAAATGACAGCACTGCATCTATGGAATTGAAGGACGAAAAGTTCACTTAGGCATGAATATCCGGCGGGACTCAACCCCTGTGTTTCACTTTCAAAATAAAAATTCTTTCGTTGTGGATAACATAGGGACGTAAAACTTGACCCGATTAACTACAATTACAACGTCGAAATGTACCTACAGGGTACTAATATTTCAATCACTAATATCACAACAAACGAAACCTTGACGTTGAACGGGAAATATTCAAAAACGGATAAGATAACGCTTTTGAAGCATCACATTTTGAAGAACTCTGCGCCTATATCCGATAGAAGTGGGCGGTTTCCGACTCTTGCAGCTGGCCAGAATCAATTTAGGATTGCGGGTGCTACCTACAGCAATATCCGATTCATTACACACTTTTATTATAAATAGGGGTGATGCTCTTTGAATCAGATGTTTGTCCATGACATCAAAACGGGCCAAAAACATGAGCTTATTCACGTTGAACCTAAAGTGAATGATGACGTCACTGGGAAAAAGGATTTGTCTTTTTCAATTACCTTGACTGAATATAATCAGATTCCTTTCAATGCTTTAGTCGGAAGGAATTTTATTATTATCGACGAGGTTCGGTATAAAAAGCAGCAGTATTTCATTAACACGCCTACGATCAAACAGGAAGGCGCTCTGCTTACTAAAGACATAACAGCCACGCATATCTATTCCTTTAGGGCGATCAAGCATGTTGTTCACGAGACGATAGAGGGCACAAAAACTCTCAACGAAGCACTTAAGCACGCAGTGAAAGGCAGTGAAATCACATTTACAATTATGCCGGATGCGAAGGGGATCGGGGCTAAAAAGCTGGAGGGGTTCGGCAATAAAAAGACCTCTGAGCTGATGGACGAAATCATTTCTACCTTTGGGGTTGAAATCATCCCGGATAACACGCATTTATACATCTACAAAAAGCAGGCAAAGAGATTGTAAAAAGGCTGGATAACCTTTCAAATCTAACGTCTTTACAGATCACAACAAGCGAAGATAACACGACAACACGGGTGAAAGGATACGGGAAGCTCAAGGAAGATAAAGACATCCTGGGCGATCAGTCCATTCCCTACGATTCTAAAACGGGCACCTGGGCGTATGATAGTTCATTAAAAGCAGATTACACGAAGAAAATAGGAGCCACGTTTTCTTTTTCTTTCACAGGGACAGGCTTTAAATTCAAAACTCTTGTGTCGAAGCTGGGTGGTAAATGGGAATTTAAGATAGGCGATCAGACGAAAACCATATCTGTCTATAAAGATTCAGACCCGACAGAAAAAGAGTTTGATATCATTCGCGGCCTGGACAGTAAAACTTATAAGGTAGTGGCTACCTTTAAAGGCAGGGACAGCAATAACCCTAATACAAAAGGCACAAAGAAAGTCGATCCGGTCATGTATCTTCTGCGCGGCAACATTATCGGGGTGTACAGGACTTTCAAGAATGAAGATGAAAAGTATGTCTTTCCTCCGGTCACCTATGTTCATCCAGAAGAAAAAAAGTTTCTGATTAACGGGCAGCCATCCTGGGCGGAACCGGTCATGGATGATTCAATCAAGACAAAGGATGACATGATTAAGCTACTTAAAACCAAAGTCAATCCTTACGCAGAGGTGTCCTATGATGCCGACTATGTGGAATTGTTAGATCAGGCCTTGGCTGATATAGAAGAGCCGGTTATGGCAGGGGACACCATTCGTGTATATGCTGACACGCCTCTAAACGGGATCACTTTTGATGGGAAGCTGAGAGCAACAGGGGCCTCATACAACCCATTAAGACTAGAACAGCCCTCTGAACTGACAATTGGTGGGAAACGAAAAAGCCGTGTAGACATGGAAATTGAAGAGAAAAAGCGCGCGAAGAATCAGGAGCAGGCCATCAAAAATTATCAAAATCTATTGGCTTCCGGGCTTTCTGAAATCAATCAAATAAAACAAAGTTTGGCAAATACGCAGGCATCACAGCAGACCACATATATTTTCTCTTTGCAATTCTTAGATGGTGAATGGTCTGTATCTTCTGGCGATGGTTTTGTTTCCTTGGCAGCGAGCATCCTTTCTTTGAATACAGACGATGATTACACCATCCAGTATGTGACCGGTGATGCTAATTTTATAATGAAAGAGGCGGGCTACTCACTTTATGTTGATGATGTTGACGTAAACAAGATTAATATAACCCTATATAAAGATGGTAAACTCAGTGATCCTCTTGAAGTTCCAGACGGGTCGAAAGTAAAAATCCTCATAGTAGGACAAAAATAGAGGTGACTTTATGACGCTTTATTTAAACAAAAGGCACGGTGATGCCCCAAACACAAAATTATTTAGCCAGCTAGATGAAAATGCAAAGGCCACAGAACATGAGGTCAATCTTTTAGAAGGTAAATTAAAATATCATGAAAAAGCTAAGAATGCTCATACATCTTCACAGATCGCTCATCGCGGCGGACTAACTGTCTATGAAGAAATTGAAATAGCGAAAGCACGTATCCGAAACCTTGTTTTACAAGCTGACGGAACCAACATAAAAGAGGTTGTGGATGCGCGCGTAGACGATGATGGTTTTGTGTATCCTGTATTGAAAGAAAGATTAGATGCAGATAAGGGAGAAATTAAGACTCAACTGGAAGCAAATAAGAACCAACTAGCAGAAATGTACAGGACGGTTGAATTAATAACCAATTCGCAGGATGCTTTAAGCTATTTGAATAATGTTGAAGCGATGACTACATTTAAGGCGCGGGAAGAAGCTTTATTCTGGCCACAATCTGCAAATATAAACGAGCTGACAAATGAAATCTATGTTGCTTCACAAGAAAATGAAGGAACAGAACTGAGAATTGAAATTCGCGATCTTGATACAGGTAGTTTCAAAGAAAGAAAATCAATCCCTATAGAATCTGGCGCATATACTGAGGGGCTGTCATTTTTTTATAATGACCAAGGTAACTTATGCTTTATCGTTAAAGCTTCAAAAATGTCTGGATATAATATTTTTAATTATGATACAGGAGAACTCTCGGATTTAATTAGAGCTAATGTAAGTAGTAAATATGCGGCTAACAAATACTATTTTGCTTCGATAACCGTAAATCAAGCCAGCATTCATGCTTATGTGTACACTTGGGAATCGATAAAGATGGGGAATCCCGTTCTATACACCGATTTTACTGTAGACTATATTCCTAACTTAGAGAAGGTACAAGGTATAACCCTAAATGATGGATTCCTATTCATGTCACACGGTAAAAGTAATGGGAGGCCGGCTATATCTGTGTACAACCTAGCTGGAGAACTTTTAAATTACTATATTTACACAAAAGACTCACTCGCTAGTGCGATCAATAAAAAGTTTTCTGACTTCATTCCGAATATTTACAACTATAACTTTGAAAATGAATCGTGCTGTGTGTACAAAGGAGATTTAGTTGCAGTTCAGGTCGTGAATAACGCCGACGTTGTTCTTGTACGGCATAATCGAATGTTGGGATATTCCTTGGATGTAAACGTAAACCAATCTCGCAAAGACACGGGATGGATGGATACAGAATTATTAAATGGTGCGACTGCCTACGTTCCAGAACGCATACCAAGAATACGGAGAATAGGAAATAAAATACGACTAGAAGCCGAACTAAAAGGCGTAACGACTATGGACACAGAGTATATAAGCTACTATCCTGAGTGGTCGCCCGATAGAGTGTTGCCCTTTACGATTCCAACATCAGGAGGGTACAATGCTGTTTGTCAAATCCAACCAAATGGGAAAGTGAAAATATTATCCACAAGACACCCTACTCCTGATGTGAATTCTTGGTACCCAATTGTTTTTGAATGGTATTTGAATTAATGTACGCGGCGACTATTTAAAGGGAGGTAACGGATATTGGCTATTTATAAAAACGGCTCTTACGCGTTCGATATAAACGCAATAACAGAAGGGAATTACCAATCATCTTTTATATTTTCAACGCAAGATATTAATACGGCAAAGTTGATATTTTATTTACGCAAGGACGGCATCCCATTGCCACTATCAGCCGTGACCGGAAAAGTAATCCTCGTTCCGTCCAGCGGTAAGCAGAGAATACGAGATGTCACGATAGTTGATCCGTTGAAAGGTATCGCAGAGTATGTTTTAGATGAGGATGAAATCAAAATGTACGGCAAATTCAACTGTCAACTCATTCTGAAATATACGAACGGGCAATCACTCTCTGCTCACAAATTCGGGTTTGAAATATCGCAAAGTCTTGCGGATCAAAACATCGCACCTCTCGCAGAATATTACGTCGATGATTTCGAATCATTAAAGGCGTTAATCATAGCGATGTATGACGAAGAAACAGCAATGCTCGACGAATTAAAAGCGAAGTTCTCTGATCTCGACCGAATTGAAACGAAAGAGGGAGCGCAAGAAAAGGCAGATGAAGCGGAAGTTAATGCGAAGGCTTATACGTCCGAACACGCAGCTAAGACGGATAATCCTCACAAGGTAACAAAAGCGCAGATTGGCTTATCGAATGTAGATGACGTGCAGCAGGCGAGTAAGATAGAATTTAAGGCGCATGACGATGATACTACACGGCATATCACGGCTGATGAGCGAACAGCTTGGAACGCTAAAGAAACAACGAATGGCGCGCAAGAAAAAGCGGATAAGGCGCTTGCTGACGCCAAGACTTACGTATCTAACTTTTCGTGGGTTGTTGCGACTTTGCAGAACGGCTGGTCTCACTACAACGGCGGCGAAGATGTAGTTTTTGGAATTGACGCGTCGAAAACAGTATGGGTGCGAGGGGAAGCAAAAGGAGGCGTTGTTGGAACGACTGTTTTTACACTCCCTGAAAACATGCGGCCGCCACGATCTATGGGTTGTATACAAATAGCATCAGGATCGGCACAGGTTGCTCGGATTGCATACAAATTTACTGGGGAAGTCATCGTAGAAAGCGTATCCAGTAACACGAACTATATTAAATTTGATTTCGCGTTTAAAGCGCTGTAGAGGAGGCGTTATCAAATGAAACAAATATACAAATACGACAACAAAATGAATTATGTGCCATCAGAAAATATGATTATCAATGACGGCGAGGAGATTCCGGAAGGGTACACAGATATCCCTCCTGTTAATCCCGACGGCGCCGGCATGTATAAACCGGTGTTCGATAAAGGCAAATCGGAATGGCGCGAAACAGCTACACAAGAATACATCGACAGCTTACAGCCTCCGCCTCCCGAACCATCAGAGCTAGACAAGCTTAAAAAGCAAGTATCTGACCTCACATTCAAGCTGTTAACAGGTGGTGTGATTAAATGAGTGATTGGTACGAAACAATAAAAGATTATTATGATGACAAACTCTGGACTCCTGAAATGGTCAGGGATATGATACCGATAAAGATTTTAACGCCAGAAGAATATCAAGAAATAACAGGTTTTATTTATCCAGCCACGGAGCCGGTTGTCATAGATTTAGGAAGTTAACCAACACCCATTGAGGTGTTTTTATTTTGCCATGAGGGAGGTGAGGGCTTTATGGAAATGGATATTACACAGTATTTAATCACTCAGGGGCCTTTTGCTGTGTTGTTTTGCTGGCTCCTATTCTATGTCATGAAAACGAGTAAAGAAAGGGAAGCAAAGCTCTATAATCAAATTGATTCCCAAAATGAAGTTTTGGGGAAGTTCAGTGAAAAATATGATGTTGTAATTGAAAAGCTAGACAAAATTGAAAGCAAAGTACAATAGGAGGAATAAACGATATGAAAAACTATGACAAAGGCACGGTCATTCGGACGGTGCTTCTTTTGATTGCACTTATTAACCAAACAATGCTGATGCTTGGTAAGTCACCGTTGGATATTTCAGAAGATCAGGTTAATCAGCTTGCGGATGCTCTTTACACTGCTGGTTCTCTAATCTTTACTATCGGGACTACAGCTGTAGCATGGTTCAAAAATAACTATGTGACTATAAGAGGTCACCAGCAAAAAGCAGTTCTCAAACAAAATAATCTAACAAAATGAAGCTGCTGGATAACCCGGTGGCTTTTTTATATTAAAAATAAAGGAGAGAACACTCATGACAATCTCAGTGAAAAAGAATCTTGTATCAGAAGCAAAATACGCTTTGAAATGCCCAAACGCTATGACAGCGGAATATATTACTATCCACAATACAGCAAACGACGCGTCAGCTGCTAACGAGATCAGCTATATGATCGGGAATAAAAGCTCGACAAGCTTTCACTTTGCAGTCGATGACAAAGAGGTGCGGCAGGGCATCCCTACAAATCGTAACGCATGGCACACAGGAGACGGCACCAACGGCACCGGGAACCGTAAATCGATTGGTGTCGAAATTTGTTATAGCAAATCGGGTGGCGCTAAATACTACGCTGCTGAAAAATTGGCTATTAAATTTGTGGCGCAGCTGCTCAAAGAGCGCGGCTGGGGTATTGATCGTGTGTGCAAGCATCAAGATTGGAACGGCAAGTATTGCCCGCACCGTATTTTGTCAGAGGGAAGATGGGATGAGGTTAAGGCTGCCATTGAAAAAGAATTGAAGGCGCTGGGCGGGAAAACATCTTCTAAACCGTCATCGTCTGCGCCTAAAGCTTCTGGGGGCACTTACACAGTCAAAAAAGGCGATACTCTTTCCGTAATTGCAAAAGAGCACGGGGTGAGTGTGGCAACCCTGCAAAGCTTGAACGGTATCAAAAACCCGGACTTGATCAAGGTCGGCCAAGTATTAAAGCTCACAGGATCAAGCACTCCCAGCACGAAACCAAGCAGTAAAAAAACGTCATATGCGCTGCCCTCTGGTGTCATTAGAGTAACAAGCCCTATGCGAAAAGGGGATGACGTAAGGCGTATTCAAAATGCTCTGGCTGCTCTTTATTTCTACCCGGATAAAGGGGCAAAGAATAACGGCATTGACGGCGTGTACGGCCCGAAAACAGCAAACGCGGTCAAACGGTTCCAGTCAGTAAGTAGCCTGACTGCTGACGGCATTTATGGACCTAAGACTAAAGCGAAAATTGAAGAAAAATTGAAGTAA